TGCTGTATGAAACTATATGCCCCAACCGATTTCGTAAGAACAGAATTCTACTTCATCTACGGAGCAGAAAATGAAGAAAAAGTCAACCCCTAAAAAATCTAAGAATAACACAAAAAAAGAAAAGTATCCCAGCTTCGCCTTCCTTAATAATTATCGCAATCGTACGACTAGGAAGGACATCGTCACCGAAATCTTTGCAGAAAAACTCGCAGATGAACTTGTTGATTGGGCTACTAATTCAAAACGACCAACTTCTATAGAAAAATTTATGTGGGCGCGCGGTTTAGAGATTTATGATCTAAGACCATATAGAAAAAAATATCCCTTTCTTGATGGTGCCTATCAATTCGTCAAAATGGGAATCGGCGCAGATATCGAAGAAAAAGGCCTCTACAGAGAAATGGATTCAGGCTCTGCTGAAAGAAAACTGCCACAATATCTAAAGCGTTGCGCTAAAGATCGTGAAAAGATCATCAACCTTAAAGCTAAAGCTGCCGCTAAAGAAGAAACTAAAAAAGAACCAACGACTTTCAATATAATAATGCCGGATTATACTAAAAAAACTCCATCAGAACCTATAAAAAAGATCGGTAAATCAAAATCTTAGTCTCTTAATGTAGAAAATTTTAAATGGATAATGTAGCAGAAATAAATCTAGATACTTTTGTTCCAAGAGAATACCAGATTCCTGTTTTTCAGGCCATTGAGGGTGATGGTATCAAGAAGGTAGTTCTTGTATGGAATCGCCGCGCGGGCAAAGATCTTACCGCTTTTCAATTAGCCATTCGTCATATGCTTAGAAAAACTACTGAGGTTTACTACGTATTTCCTACATTTGCACAAGCGCGTCGTAGTATATATGAGTCAATAACTAATGAAGGGCGTCGTGTAATTGATTATCTTCCCGAAGAGCTTATTGAAAATCATAATACTCAAACTATGCGCATACGTTTGAAAAATGGCAGCCTAATCAGATGGTGTGGTTCTAATAAATGGTCAGATCTTAAGGGCGGAAACCCCAGTTTTATCATTTTTAGTGAGTTCAGTAAACAAGATTATCGCGCGTATTCTGAATGGGCTAAACCGATATTGTCATCAAATGACGGCATAGTTATGTTTGTAAGTACACCGTTTGGAAAAAATCACCTGTGGAATTTGTCGAATATAGCCCAAAAAAATCCCGGCTGGTTTTATTCTTATCTTACTCTTTCAGATACAAAACAAAAAGAAAACGAAGAAGAAAACTTAGAAGCTGATATTAAATCAGGGGAGATTTCACACAGTTTGGCAATGCAAGAGTATTATTGCAGTTGGGATAGCGCAGAATTGGGATTCTTGTATGCTAAGCAAATCAATGAACTTAGACTTAAAGAACAGATTGGCAAAGTTCCATATGATCCTGATGCCGGACCGGTACATCTCGCAATGGATATAGGTTGGGATGATAGCACATTTATAATCTGGTTTCAGGTACTTCCCGGGGGAGCTGTTCACATAATAGATTGTTATGAAAAAAACAAAGAACCTATTACTCATTATGCGGCAGTTATCAAATCAAAAGAGTTCTATGGGAATATTGGTTGTTATTTTGGACCACACGATCTAAAAGTACATGCACCCGAAACAGGGTTAATAAGAATTGAATTTTGGAAACGATTGGGGATTCCTTTGCGGGTTGCTCCTAAAGTACCACTTCGTGACGGAATTGAGGCTGTAAGATGTTTATTGCCCAAGACATGGATTGACGAAGAAAAATGCGCATTATTAATTAAATGTTTGGAAAATTATGAGCAAGAATGGGATGAAGTTAGAGAAGTATATCGCAACGAGCCGGTTCATAATAAATACTCTCATGGTGCAGATGCTATGAGGTATCTTGCGTTATCAATTCCAAAGATAGCAAAAGGCTTAACACCTGAGGATATAGAAAGAAATTATAGAGAGGCAGTTTATGGTGATTCTTATAGGCTACCTAAAGCATTTCGGGAGAACGAATGGGAATAAAGGAAATTTATGATTAGTGAATTTAGTCAACGCATGCAACAACTTCATAATAAATTTGGTTTTACGGAAGAACAACTATCTATTCTTGAAAGATATACTGATGAATGCCTAGACGCAGCAACTGCAAATATGGATCGTAACGGTATGATGTTGCGACGTCCTGAACCAAAACTTGAAGATGTATTTGGGCGCTTTGAAACAATATGTCTTTGTACACCTAGGGGATTAAGAGAAGACTATAAGCATCCTGAAGTTTATTGGGAGCTTGATATATGGTATAAATTTTCAGGTGAAAACGATAAAGAAACTTTTAGGTTTAGGGATATTGACTACCTTGATGTTTTTTTAGGTAAAATTAGAAACGGATCAGAGTTTATTGAATTAGATTGTGGGGCAATAATTTATACATCTAGTATTGCTAAAATAGTTTTTAGTATGTCGCAAAAAAAAGAGAAGTTCATGAATCATCCAGATTTTTTTGTGCAAGTTGTAGAGAAATCCCATGAAGTCAAATAAGAATCAAGTTACTAATCTTTTAAGGCATTTAATTTTTCATAATATCAGTATACTTAGCAGTCTTTATGCATCCAAAAATGCCCTAAGATCAAAGAAGATGCCAATATGGATACAAGACCCTGTTGAAGAGATGTTCGTTGAGCTAATCCAAGATTTGCAGGATGCCTTAGCGCCTTTATTGGATATGTCTGAGCAAGAGTATAAAGGTCGTATAGACAGGCTTGCTATAATTAAGGACGCAAAAGAGAGATTTGAGTTTAGGAGAAAGATGCAGTCCGGTATTGAAGAGTGTCATTGTGCAGGATGTGAAGATAACAGAGATATAGAGGTCAAGAATAATGTCAAAGTTATTAAGAAACCAAGAACCGGTAAAAAAGCTTAGAAGAATGGGTGACCCTGAATCTAGGGTTTACACATGTGTGTCTTGCGGCAAGCTCATTGAGACTCGTAAGAAGTACGACCTTGTTTGTAAGCATACGGATAAGCCAAGATGTCCTAGGTGTACGGCTAAGAGTTCATTTTTTCACTACAAGGAAGTTGTAGAAGAATGAGATTACGCTCTTCTAGAGCCAATTCTTGATATTACTTTCTGTTTGTGATATAATTACTCCATTCTAAAGCATCTTATATTTGCTCTTTTCGTTAAAGAGATTTCTAATGGAAAACATCTCGAGTTTGGAGCAGGGAGTAATTAAAATGATAGACGAGATTAGCATTTCTTTTGCTGTAGATATGGCAAGAAAGCTGCATAAGAATGGGATTGCTATGGGTTTAGCGATTTATAAAGCTGCTAAATATTACAGAGTTGATCAACACCTTGTTGCCGTAAATGTTGGAAGAGAAAGTGTTAAGCATAATCCAGTTATAAAACCTAAGGTAGAACAGGCTTATTGGTGGGATAATCTGTAATGAGACTAGATACTTTGACAGCAATTTTTATAATAATATATACTTTCTTGTATTTTTTGGTTGGATAATAAATGATATTTACATACTTAGAACTTGTACTTCTTGGCTTAACAATAATAAATATGATTATTCTTTCTTGTTGTTTATACTTGGCTTATCAAATTAAAAATAATAAATGAACTTTTTGCCGAAGATATTCGGCTTTTGACTCGTGGACGGGTTTGTATATTCCCGTCCGCTTTTTTTATGTTATATTCTAAATAACGTATTCTTGACCAGCCCGTGATTGCGAATAAGATTTTTGGACAAGTTCGATCACGGGCGCTTTATTTTTCATTTTCTTGATATCTCAATCAAACGCACATACACTACATCTTATATGGTAATGAAGTCTCTTTTGTAGTTTCGCCTTCGCAAGACTATGGCGGAATAAATCGGAGGAAGCTAATGGTTTCCAGCGCTTCAACACGTTCGCCAATTGATCCAAAGTATACTAGCGATAGAGAGTATAAAATTCGCCAGGAGATGGAGGAGTTTTATTTAAATCTTTCTCCTTATAATCAATCTTTCCAAGAACAAGCACGAATAGATTCGCTTTTTGAATGTGGTGATACTTCTATTTGCGGCAGTCTTTATTCCTCGCCCAACAAAATGCCTAACCGTATTCTATCTTTTAACAGAATACGGCGTATTATAAATATTATTTCGGGTCATCAGCGACAGAGACGTAAATCAATTATCTGTACTCCAATTGAAAACTCAGATGAGCTTACATCCGATCAATTTACAAAGATTTTTATGTGGATATCTAAGCAAGAAAACACCCTTGAAACCATATCAAATGCTTTTCGTGATGCAATTATAACAGGTCTTTCTATGCTCCAAGTCTGGGTCGATTACCGAAGAGATCCTATTTCTGGAGACATTAAAATAGACCATTGTCCATATTCTACTTTCTTTTTGGATCCATTTTTTAGAAAGCCCGATCTTTCGGACTGCAATATAATCTGGAAGCGTTCATATCTAACAAAAAACGAATGCCTCTCTTTAGCGCCCGGTTATACGGACGAGATAGAATCAGTCTATTTAAACAACAATATTCGCGATGGTAAGTTTCTTTTTACTCCTGAATACAATTACCTCTCAAGAGCTAATCTTTTAACTTACGATGAGTATTACTACAAATCGACCAGACCTCAAAAGCTTATGGTTGATGTTCGCACCGGCGAAAGTATGGAGTGGACTGGCAATGATGAAGCGCTATCAGATTATCTTCGTCTTTACCCTCAAGTTAGAGTAGATGACCATATTATTCCTACAATTAATACCGCCATACTTGTTAATGGCAGACTAATTTACGACGGTAGAAATCCGCTAGGTCTAGACAGATATCCGTTTATTCCTGTTTTTGGGTACTTTTCTCCGGGCGTTACAGATTATGATAAAAAGATCCAGGGCGTAGTACGTTCACTTAGAGACGCTCAATACCTTTATAACCGCCGTAAGACTCTCGAACTTGAAGCGGCTGAGACTAAAATTAATACAGGCTGGGTTTATAAGGAAAACGCACTTGTCGATCCCAAATCAGTATTTGTTTCCGGTTCTGGTAGGGGTATAGCCCTCAAGCAAGACGCTCAACTTACCGATGTTCAACGTATAGATCCAACTCCTGATCCGGATACTAAGCTTTCTGAAATATTAGCTCGTGAGATCCAGGATATAGCGGGAACTCCTGAAGAACTTATGGGGATGTCTGATGATGCTAAGGCCGGTATCCAAGAAATGCTACGTCAAGGAGCGGGACTTGTTGGATTACAGCCCCTTTTTGATAATTTAGACTTCTCTCAAAAACTTTTAGGCAACATCCAACTTGAGTTAGTTCAACTCAACTTTACGCCTGGCAAAGTTCAAAGAATCATCGAAGAACAGCCTTCTCCTCAGTTCTATAACAAGGTATTTGGCAGGTTTGATGTTGTTATAGAAGATGGATTTAATACCTCTACTCAAAGACAGATGGAATTTGCTCAGCTTATACAACTCAAAGAGTTACAAATCCCTATCCCTGATGATGTCATGATCCGGGCTGCAACGGTTCAGAACAAGAAGCAGCTTATTGAAAAGATTAACCAAATCCAAGAGCAACAAGCTCAGCAAGCTCAGCAAATGCAAGAGGCTCAAACGGCCGAAATTATTGCTCGCGGTAAAATGGCTGAAGCTAAAGCCAGTTCTGATATTGGATTACGTATGGAACGCGAATCCAGAGTTTATTCCAATATGGGCTTGATGGAAGAACGTAAAAATGAAGCTGAAAAAGATAATACGCAAGCCGCACTTAATGTAATTAAAAGTATCAAAGAACTTGACGATATCGATCTTGAACAGATTAATAAACTTTTAGGCATGATCCAGATTCTTAGGGAGCCTAAAGGCGAAGATATGAAGGCTGAAGCAATGGGTTCAGCGATAATAAATGATTCAAAAAGTAAAACTGAACAAGCAGGAGTTTAGATGAAAAGATTGATTTTAGTTTTAGGGTTATTTTATTTTACTAATCCGACATCGTATACGCAAACTGCAACTCAAGATTGTGTGTATACAACCTCTTCGGGCAAAACATATAAGTTTCAGCGTAAGCTTGTAATAGAGGCAAAGACTGAGAATATTTACCCTGAAGATTTTAGTCGCCTGGATATGTTAATTTGTGACATGGCGGGCGAATTAGATAACGAAGATTAACCTCGTAGTTAGAGGTTGTTTATTATTAACCTTACGATCTAATTAGATCGTAGTTACTACAGAAGGAAAAGTAATGGCAAGATTTTACGATAGCAATAGCAACATGAAGGACATGAATATCTTTACAGAAGATATGAGCAAACCTGCTTGCGTTCCAACAGGAGATTTTGTAAAGATAGTTAAAGATCCCAACAATGGATTAAACCAAACTTATGAATGCGGGATTGGCAAGATCGACTCTCAAATCTCCAGAGATAATTCTTTTGTAAGAAAAAACATCTCAAAAAGCAAAGAGTAACATGCCTTTAATGTTAAGAAAGAACGATAAGTACAAGAAGATCGCAGATAAGGTTATGGGTAAACCGGTAACCAAGAAAAAGCAATCTAAGAAGAAATAAATTCACCCTACTTCCTTTTTTATAGACATGAGGGGCATGAGCCCCTCTCTTATTTAAAGGTAATTTATGCCAATAAAAACTAAGAACCCCAAGAAGATCATGGAAAAAATCATGGGGGAATACAAAAAAGGTAGCCTCAATGTGGGCAAATCCAAGAAAAAGGTTAAGTCGCGCAAACAAGCGATAGTAATAGGAATTTCCGTAGCGAAGCGCAAGGGCAATAAGATGAAGAAGAAAGGCAAGAAATGACAATAATTAAGAAACCAAATCCATCAAAGCCCAAACCAAAACCTACGGATATAAAGGGTTAGTTATGAACTGGGATTTAGTAAAGAAGATACTTAACTTTATAGTTGAGTGTATTAAAGCGTTCATTAATATCTTTACTTTTGGGAAATTGTTCAAAAAGGTTGATAAGGAGAAGTAGTTGATAGAAGTTATTGGAGAAAGAAAACCTTCTAATCCCCCTAAAGAGCCTAAGGGCAAGCAAATCGCACAGCTTGCCCAACAGGCCTTAAACGAAGGTGGGTTTGAAGAAGGTGTTACAAATGAAATGGCTAAAGGCCAGCATGAGCTTTTAAAGGAAGCTGTTGAGAAAGGAAAAGAAGGCTTTAAGGGTGATTTCTTTATAAGCTTTGAAGTTAAAAAAGAGAGAGCAACGTTTAATCTAATACATCTCTATCCTTTCTGTTTACCGAAATGTCCCACTCCTTTACCTGGTCAACTTGTATATCGTTACATTCACAATGAAAACAGGGTAGAGCTTCTTTGGCAGTTATTGCCTGCCCCGCTATGTAAATACTTTGAAGATAATTACTTTAGTTTAAGTGACGACCAAAAGATTTTATATAAAGAGTATCAAAAGTTAAAAGACGGTACGCTATTAAAATTAGCCAAACAATTAAACGGAGAATGATATGGAAGAAGACGTAATAAACGCGCAAGATTTAGTAAACCCGGAAACTCCTCAAGAGCAAGAAGTGGTTCAGGAGCAACAGGTCCAAGAAGCCAAGCCTATTGAAGCGCCTAAAAAGCAAGAGCAGCCTGAGAGCGCACCTCAAAAATCCTTCAGGATGATGAGAGAAGAGAAAGAAAGAATTGAGAAAGAACGCGACGATATGCGTCGCAAACTTGAGGCACTAGAACAGTCAAGACAGCAGACTCAACCTCAACAAGAACCACAAGATGAAGACTTTAATTTTAATCCTGACGATCTTGTAGAGGGTAAGCATCTTTCTAAGGTCGCCAAGAAAATAAAGAACCTTGAAAGACAGCTTGAAGAATACCAACAACGTTCGTCTCTGGCGACTACAGAGACTAGGCTTAAGGCAGAATATCCGGACTTTGATAAAGTTGTCTCTAAAGACAATATTGAGGTCTTAAAGTTAACTTATCCTGAACTTGCTCAAAGCATAGATTCTAATCCTGATCTTTATGTTAAAGCCAAGTCTGCATATACGCTTATTAAAAAGCTTGGAATCGAGCAGGATTTAAACAACTACGAACAGGAAAACGAGAGAGCTAACAAGAACTTAGCTAAGCCTAAACCTGCGGTAAATACACAGCAAGGAGATAGTCCTTTGTCTATGGCTAATGCTTTTGCGGGTGGTGCTACAAAGGAAGCTAGAATGAAAATTTATCGCCAGGCGCAAGAGTATGCCTCTAAAAAAGGCTTTCAATAAGCTTTTTCATCAGCGCAGGTGTTCATTTTTGTTAAAAAGACTTTCGGTGGACGCTTGCGTCTTTCTCCGCCCCGAGACAGCTCGGGGTTTTTTATTGATAAATTTTAAAATATTTGTTTTTGTCTTCCCAATGGGTTTATAATAAATTAATCGATGTAAATTAGCAGGACTCATCTACCTGCATTCGACGCAAAAACAAAGTTCGAGCCTCGTCAACTTGACAAATCAGACGCAAATGCAGATTCGTCAACTGCTGGACGCAAAAATCTCACTAAGCTTCGTCCACTTAGGTATAAAGGTTCTATATTTTTATACTTAGGATTTCTAATGGCAATCAATACACAAAGCAATCTTCCAGCTCCGCAACAGATCTATTTTGATAATGTACTGTTGTCCGTAGAGCAGCCAGATCTTATTCACAAGATGTGCGCAATGAAAAGAACTATGCCTAATAAAAGCGGCAACGTCTTGCGTCAAAGAAGACCTGGCACATTAGCAACAGCACCTATTCCTCTTGAGGGAACAGGAACACATCCCGCATTACAACTTATGTCAGTAATGGATTTTGATATTCGTCTTAAAACATACGGTACGGGTGTTGCAATCCATGAAGATGTAATTATGTGCAACCAAGACAGTGTTTTAAATGAAGCAGCTTTGTCTCTTGGTATCAACCTAAGAGAAACAGAAGACCAACTCATTAGAGACACACTCGCAGCAACTCCTGGATTTATTAATGCTGTAGGTGGGTTTAATGGAGATACGCCTACAAACATCGCTCGTTCAGACGTCGATGAAGTTGTAAAATCTCTTAAAAATCATTCTGGCAAGACATTCTTATCTGGTCAATCTGGTGAAAATAAGTTTGGATCAGCCCCAATACGAAATGCTTACATGGCATTAGGTCATACTGATCTTATTGGCCAGCTCGAAGAGATTGAAGGATTTATCAATACTTGGAACTATCCAAATGCTCAAGATGTAATTGAGTCTGAATGGGGTTCAGCAGGAAATTTAAGATTCTTTTTGAGTCCTAAAGGCGCAAAAGAAACAGCAGCCTCTCTTCTTGGTGCAGATGTTTATGACATTTTCTGTGTTGCAAGAGATTCATATACCTATGTCGACCAAAACAACTACAATTCACAATTCATCTATCATGGACCAGAACATAGCGGTTTCTTGAATCTATATTCAACTGCAGCATGGAAGATGCGCACAGGTTGCGGAATTGTAAATGATGCTTGGTTGGTCAAATTTCGCGCAACATTAGGTTAAAGGAGTATCAATGAATAATGATATTATACAGCAAGGTTATTTTACCTCTACAGGGGTAAATTATACTATTAAACTTTTATCGGATATGGACTGGCTAAGAATTGTCAACCTTACCCAATCTGCAGCCCAAAATAATGGCTACGGGTTTGAGTATTTTTGGCAAAGAGGGATGGGAACAACGGGTATTATGTATTACCATCCTGCCGGTGACCACACCATGGCTGTTAACAGTATTGCAAATGCATTTACTGCAGTTAATACTGGCCTTCAAACTCTTGGCCCAACAATAGCTACAACCGCAGGAACAAACGCAACAAGACCTGTAATTTCTACAGGTTCAACAGCTGGACTTTCTGATGGTTGCATTGTTCGTCTTAATAGCACAGCTCACACAGATCTTAATGGTTTAGACTTTACAGTTGATACTGTTGTAGCCAATACAAGTTTCCGTTTAGCTAACACATTAGCAACAGCACCTGGAGCAATTGCAGGCGCAGGAACATGGAGACTTGTAGCACGTAGTATTGAAGAATATAAACTCATTAAACCATCAGCAAGAATAATCTCCAATATTACACAAGCAACATCAGCTGTTGTAACAACTCTTGTTGATCATGGATTATCTGTAGGTCAAAGAGTTAAGTTCTCTATTCCTCATGCAGTTTACGGAATGGTACAACTTGATGGTCTTAATGGAATTGTAACCGCAGTTTCAGCCGCAGGTGTATGGCCTCAGACATTTACAGTAAATATAGACACAACAGGCTTTACTGCATTTGCATATCCAACAATAGCTAACCTTGTAACTTACGGGGCATTTACAAACGCTCAAGTATTCCCTATGGGTCAAGGAACAACCGGAACATACAACTATACATTTGAAGACGCTGTTACAAACCAAGCCTTTATCGGCATGATTTTGACAGCTGGAACAACCGGACCTGCAGGAAACAACGCAGATGTTATTTACTGGAGAGCTGGTAAATCGTTCAATCAATAATAATTAAAGGGGGCAAAGGCCCCCTTCCAAATAAACGGAGAAAATATGACGGAAGTACAAAAACCAATAGAACAGAAAAAGGAAGCTGTTAATAAAGTAGAACCCAAGAAAGAACAACCTAAGCCAATAGCGATAAAACCTAAGACCATTACAGGCAAGCCTACGGTTCAGGTTCCAAAACCAACAATAGTAACCAATACGGTTCCCCATGGTCCTATTGTCGGTAAAAATATGGAATATTACCGCAACAGAGACGCTAAAATGGTAAGAGGTGTATTTCACCATCTTGAAATTTCAGGTGGAAGCACAACTTTTGATTATATTAAATATAAGGGCGACACGCTTAAAACATATACATTTAAAGATGGGGGGGTTTATATAATTCCTCTTGGAGTAGCAAAACATATTAACTCATGTGGGTATGCAGAATATGAAGCTTTAAGCGCTGAGATGATCAAGGGCGCTACCCAGGAAACGCCAATGAGAGTTGTAAGAAAGAGACCTAGATTTAGATTTCAGAACTTAGACTTTTTGGATATGGAAGAAATAACCGAACTTGACAGTAATGAAAAAGTTGTCATGGTCGAGTCGGTATAAATTTAGTGGTAATGAAGGCGGGGTCTTGGTGACCCCGTTCTAAGAAAGGACGGTATGCCAACAATAGACTCAAGTCTATCGACACTTGCGGAAATTATAATTACTGTTCGTAGACTTACAAATCGACCATCACAGTCTCAGATAACGGATGACGAGATAAAAAAGTATGTAAATAAGTTTATTCTTTATGATTTTCCGGCCATTCTTAATGCTTTACCTTTAATAAAAACACTTGATTTTTATCTTGATGCTTATATAGACACCTACGGAGATTCAACGGATACTAATAGTCCTTTTTATAACTTTAATAATAAATTTTTGACTATCAAGTCGCCTGTTTATGTAGCCGGTTCTAACATGGCTTATTATGAAGATGTAGAGCTTTTTAATACCCAAAGTTTAATAACAGTCTCGACAACTTCTATAGGAACAGGAACAGGAATAGCAACTGTATATTCCGGAACACTTACCAATATTCCAATCCAAAGAAATACGGTTCTTTTCAGTTCTATTGATACTACGAATAACGGAGTAGCTATAAAAGATCAGCCACTCGCTGGTCCTAACCATGATGCAACTCTTATTGATGTATCTAATAATGTAATAGTTGGAACATTTAACTATGTAACCGGTATTTATAGTTTTACATGTACTGCCGGCCTTGGGGAAGATGTTTCCTTGCAAGCCGTTACTTATCAGGCAGCAAAGCCAACAAGTGTTCTTTATTATGATGGTAACTTTAAGTTTTATCCGATTCCGGATCAACCATATAGAGCAAGCGTACAAGTTTTGCAACGACCTACTGAATTTTTGAATACAACTGATGCACCTGCTTACGGACAGTGGGCTGATTTTATATCTTATGGGGCGTCAATAAAGATTTTACAGCAGTCCAGGGATGAAGAGGGGGCAAATGCATTAATGCCCGAATTTAAGAACCAAGAAGTTTTAGTTAGACGTAAGGCAATAGCTCAGCAAGCAGATTATAAGACACCCACTATTTATGATAGTCCAATGCCTTATGTAGATGGTACCGGTTGGTATTTTAACTTTTAATGGAGATAAAAAATGGCATTTAATTCTACGATTCCGCAAGCAACAGATGAAGAATCCCAGTCTCAAGCACAACTTTTAGCAAACTTTGCAGAAATACAAACTTTTATAAATGTTAACCATGTAACATTTAATGTACCTGACCAGGGTAAGCATAAGTTTATACATTTTCCGTTACAAACGATGGTACCTGCTCCTGGACCAACGCAATTTCCGCCCGCAACAAGCACAACGGAATTTGGGATTTACAACGCCATTAATGGAGCTGGTACTCGTGCATTATGGTTAAGAAAAACTAACGCAGCCGGAGTTATCACTGGCGACATAGATATAACAACAGTTACAACATTAGCTGGCGTTGAGGGTCCGGAAATTACCTGGACATTGCCCTGCGGAATATATATGAAATTTGGTTGGACAACCGCTGATGCTGCTACTCCTACTGTTTATGTTACTCCATTTCCAACTGCTACATTAAGTGTACAACTAACACATAGAGTGCACGGTGCTAACTCACAAAAGTATATTCAGGTCCTTGATGATGCAACTTTACTTAGAACAGGATTTTCAACTCGTGCTTTTACTGTAAATCAAAATCCATCAACAGCTGCTGTTTTTTATTTTGCTATAGGAAACTAATATGGCATATGACAAGTTTTTAATTGCACCATTAAATTCTGGTCTTGATACTTCTTTAAAGAGTTGGATGATTTCTGATGATGCTTTTGAGCGACTCAATAATGCGTATGTATTTCGAGGTCGAGTTAGAAAACGTTTTGGCGGAAGACTTTCAGGCCAAGGTGCAACAACTGCTGTTCAAAAGTCATTATATTCCAGATTAGCCATAAGTTTAATTAATGCCGGCACTGGATTGCCTGTAAAAACACATGCGGGAACAGGAGATGCAGCAGATAGAGTTCCGGGACGGATATTCAAAAAGGGACAATTGTTTTCTGTTGGTGATGTGTTGTTTACTGTTATTAGCGATGTTGCAGGTGCTCAACCCATGCTATGTACAAATTCACCTGCAACAAGCGGTACGTTTAATGTAACAAATGGTGATTTTACAATAACGGCAGCTCCTCTTGATACGCAAGTATTTTTTTATCCTTCAGAACCTGTAATGGGGTTAGATCTTTATGAATCGGGTGTAATCAACAATCATCCTGCATTTGCATTTGATACTCAATTTGCCTATAAATATGCGGGTGGTAGATGGGCTCAAACACCATTTCCTACAGGTGTACCTTTACATGGAAATGATACAAATTTTATATGGTCTGCTAATTGGAACGGTTTAACTCCAGATCTTACATATATGTTTTCCAGTAATTATTATGCTTTAAATCCAACCGGAGCAGTAGACGCTACCGATGATCCAATATATTACTATACGGGAACAGCATGGGTTGCCTTTACGCCAACATTTTTGACGGCTGGGGATAAAATATTAACGGCAAAAATAATAGTAGCATTTAAAGATAGACTTCTTTTACTAAAGACAATAGAAGTAAATGCAGCAGGAACAACAAATACTGAACATAAAGCACGCTGTAGATTTTGTCATAACGGTAGTCCTTTATCTGCTGAAGCATGGCTTGAACCCAATCAGGCAACTGCAAATGGTGGTGGTTGGGTTGATGCTGCAACCGAAGAAGGTATAGTTTCAGCTGAATTTATTAAAGATCGTCTTATTGTTTATTTTGAACGTAGTACTTGGGAACTTGCATATACAGGCAATCAAGTTTTACCTTTTGTCTGGCAGAAACTTAATACCGAACTAGGTTCAGAATCTACATTTTCATCAGTTCCATTTGATAAGGTTGTTTTAACGGTGGGTTCTAATGGAGTTCATGCTTGTAACGGATCTAACGTTGAGCGAATAGATACTAAAATACCTGATGAGGTATTTAAATTTGAATCTGAAGAAGCGGGAGTTATAAGAGTAGCAGGTGTTCGCGATTATAAAACAGAAATGGTTTATTGGACATATCCTGCATTTGATAAGACCAAGTTTAGTCAGTTTCCTAATACTATTTTAGTTTATAACTATCAAAATCAATCATGGGCTACAAATGATGATTGTATTACCGCATTTGGGTATTTTGAACAAACATTAGATGTTACATGGGCACAAAAAGATTATACATGGGAAGAAGCGACTTGGGCTTGGAACTCTAATGTAACAGCTGCAGCTTCACGACAAATTATAGCAGGGAATCAGCAAGGTTTTGTTTTTATTGTTGATCCGGGAAGAAACGTTAATGCCCCGGTTATGCAGATAACTAATATGTCATATGTGCTAGCAACGGGAACTTTAACGCTCACTATCATAGATCATACTTTGATGGATGGAGATTTTATAAAGATTAAAAATTGCCAAGGTGTGACAATAGGCGGTTATGGTATTTATAAAGTTAATAGAGTAGTAAATAAAGATACAATTGAGATTCTGACTACTATTTTTTCCGGTACCTATCTTGGTGGTGGAGTAGTATCAAGAGTTTCAATGATAGATATTTTAACAAAAAGGTTTAATCCCTATCTGAATAAATCCAGAAATGTTTATATAGCTTGTGTTGAATTTGCGGTTCAAAAGACAAGTGCGGGACAACTTACAGTAGATCATTATGTATCCAGTACTAATTTTTCTATGTTAAATGAAGCTATTATTAATAACGTAGCTATGGGAACCGGTGTTTTAGAAACCAGCCCATATGCTGTTGCAACCTTTGAGAATATGCAAACTTTATTATGGCATAAGGTATATTTTGAATCTGAAGGACAGTTTGTACAGTTAAGACTATATTTAGCGGAAGATCAAATGTTAGTCCCTACAATAGCTAACTCGGGATTTGGGCTTGAAGGTTTTATATTAAATATGTCACCTAGGGGAGAGCTGTAATGGGTTTTAGAGATAGTGGTTCACAAATTCAGCAGACTCAAGTTTGGGATTTAAATGACATAGAAGATTCTGAACTTAATGGTCCCCTTAAAGAACTATTTATTAGGCTTTACCAGAATTTAAATGGTATGGCTATGGCTATTAATGGTAAGGATACTGGAATTTATCATACGGACGAGTTTGTAACGGGTAAAGTTTATCCATCTGATCCTACATTGACTTCTGCATCAACAACAACTCCTATCCAAAGACCGGTTTATAGAAAAGTTATTGATTTTGGGGCGTTACCTAACGCGGGAACCAAAACGATTGCTCATGGATTAACAGTAAATTCGGGAACGACATGGATACAAGTTACAGGTTGTGCAACTGATCCTGTTGGGCTAGTTGGTGTAAATATTCCATATTCTAGTGATACAGCCAACGACAGTATAGAATTATGGGTAGATAATACGAACGTAAATATAACAACGGCATCTGACTGGAGTGCATATACCAGGTGCTATATTTTAGTTGAATGGCTTAAATTCTGAAGGAAAATTATGGCAATGAGTTCGGGTTTTGGTGGAGCAATGGGGGGAGCTATTCCTGGTGCCGGAGCTGGTTTTTTAGCTGGCGGACCATTAGGCGCACTTCTTGGTGGTTTAGGTGGTGCGGGTGCTGGATATCTAGGAGGTGAATTAGGCTCTTTACCCGGAGCTAAAAACTTTTTGTTTGGCAAAAAAGAAAGAACTAAGCGAATTCAAAGATTTTCGCCGGAGCAACAAGATATAATGAACCGCCTACTTTCTCTAGGTATGCAAAATATGGATCCTACGGCAGTTGAGAATAGAGCTCGTCAACAGTTCCAAACTCAAACAGCGCCTTCATTAGCCGAACGTTTTACATCTATGGGTCCAGCGGGCAGCCAAGGTGGTCAAAGATCTTCTGCTTTTATGCCTGCCATGTTTGGAGCGGGCGCAGACCTAGAATCTCAGCTTGCTGCATTAAGATATGGTCTTGGTGGTCAACAGCTTGGGTTTGGATTACAGCCTCAATTTGAATCTATATATCAACCAAGTAGACCTGGTGCATTAGAATCCGGCGGACAACAATTAATGTCGTTATTGCCATTATTAATGATGATGGCTAAGGAGAAATTATGGTACAGATCTTAGATAGACCGTCGTCAGGTGAAATGTTTGGTACGGCATTAGGTCAAGGTTTGCAGGCGTTGGCGCAGATGAAGTTGCAACAATATCAACAAGCACAACAAGCAAAACAGCAGGAAGCGGGATTAAGAGCCTTAGTTCCTGGGTTAACCGAAGAACAGGCATCTTCTATGTCTAAACTACCTCCGCAGATCCTAGGACCCGCGATAAAATCTTTAATAGAGCAACCTTATGAGCAAATGTTAGCATCAAGATTAACAGGTGAACAACAGACAATTGTTCCCGAAGGTCAAATGTTTTCTGCGCTATCAGGTTTAACTCCTGGTCAACAGGCGCAGATACCAATTACGAGCGCCATGCAAACACCTTCTGAACAAATTTCTTCAGAAATACCAAGACAACAACAAATCCAACCAACTGTTTCAAAGCCAAGTAAATATGCTGGATTAAAGGCAAAAGACATAGCTGTTTTAAGGAAATTGGAACAGGGAGAAGAAAAACAAAAATCTGAAGCATTTAAACAAACGGCTACCTTCAGAAAAGAATTGCTAGAAAAAGGAAGATCGGCTAAAACCAATCTTCAGGACCTAGAAAGAATGGAGGCTTTAGAAAAAGAAGGAAAGCTTGATACTCCAGGTTATGTAGAATTTCTGAAAAATTCGGGTTTTGATATACCTGCTTTAATGAAGCCAGGTAGCGAAGAATTTCAAAAAATAGCAGCTAACTTCATGCGTGACGCTAGACAATATTTCGGAGCTAGAATAAGTAATTTTGAGTTACAATCCTTTTTGAAAACTATTCCATCATTATCGCAATCTCCTGAGGGACGAAAAAGAGTTATAGCAAACTTAAAACGCATAGCCCGAGCAGGAGTAGAATACAGCAAATCAATGAGGGATATAGTAGCTAAAAACAAAGGCGTTCCTCCATTAGATTTAATGGAAAGAGTTGAAGACGATATAGAAAAGAAAATGGACAAAATTTCAGCTCAATTTAAGTCTGAACTAGAAAAACCTGTTCCTTTAGCTTCTAGTAAATTTCATACGGCATTGGGCGCAATACTGGGCAAAACAGTGGGCGGAATAACCGGACTTTTGGGGTTGCCTGGAAAAATTGGATCGGCATTGGGAAATATTGGTGGCGGTGGAATAGAAGGCGGCGAATAAAAGTTAATCTTTTGATAATTTGGCACATTTTAAATATAAAAGATAAACCAACAAAGGAAACCAAATTATTGGAGCCAATAAAAAAAACCCAATATACTTAATTAATCGCAAAAAAGAACTTAAAATACCGTCTATAAAATCGAATACTTTAAACATTTTTACCCCCCGTAAGACTTCCTGTAAAAGTTAACCAAATGAATCCCCCACCCTGACTATTTTCTTCGCCTGAGGTGGTAATTAGATCTTGTTTTAACAAAGCCTCTAACTTCTCTAACTGTAGTCTTCGTTCTTGAACCGCCCACAACTCTTTTGCCTTCTCTACCCAAGTCCCTTCCCTTTTGATGAAACCATTAAGTTCCATGATGTCCCCCCTGTCCCGCCATAGCTTTATGCGACGGCGGACCCTAAGCGTTATTCTAAAAACTTCTCATCTCTTATAAGTTTTTCCACTATTGCCCTAGTTACCCATGTGGTTACCGTACAGTATCTCATTTGTGTTATTCTTCGTATCCCGTCAAAGATCTTTAAATCTATATCCAACTGGATTCTTTTCTTGTTGGGGCTTCTTGATAACCCCTTCATTTTTAAATCTCTCATTTTAATTTATCCTTTATCTATAAGCTAAATCTAACATAGATTCTGTGGTATGTCAACAATCTTTTAATAAAGTTCTTGCATTTGGTTTCTTTAGGGTATTAACTTGTATTAGTGAGTTCCGATTTCGCCTTCGCCAAAAGGCTATGGCGGAACAGGAAGGAGTCGGATAGTAGTTTTAATCTTTAAGCAAGATATTCTTTCTTGCGGGAGTTAGTAATGTCGACAAATACTAGAAAAAATCTAAGAGCATATGGTATGCCCGATCCTTTGGCTTCGTTTGCTCGTGAGCCAATTATTTCACAACGTGCACCTCTTGCAACCGATAAGGCTGAAATCGGTACCTTTTGGATAGATAAACCCAACGACGATGTCTATGTAATTACATCCATAGTAAATAATTCAGCTACTTGGATTAACTGCGGTGGTGGTTCAGGTTCTTTTGCAGCATTAACGGTAAACCCGGGCGATGCAACAATAACAGCCGGTGATCTTATAGTAACTGCAGGCGATATAGTAGCAACAGCTATAGGCCGTGGCGTAGTTCAATCTTCAGCTACAGGTGTTCTTTCTTCTTCAATGGGCACCGACGGACAAATACTAGTCGCTGCAACAGGATTAAGTGCTTCTTGGGCAACAATTACATCTGCAACTTTAAACATAACGGGTGGTGCAGGAACCCTTCAAATCGAATATCCCGGAGGAACGGCTGCAACTTTTGTAACAGATGCAGGTGGACCGGTTTCTCCTTTACTGGGAGCAACTACAGTTGAAGGCTATGACGCTAATATCACCACAGATGGTGCAACAGCTAATACGGTAAAGATTCGTCTTGCTGATAGCGTAACAACCGTAGCTGCTTTAACAGCCGGTGTTAACCTTGGAATGAACTCGGGTATTTGCACAATAACCTCTGACAATAACGCAGCAAATGCCATCTATCTTCATGCTAACGGTGGGGTTAATGAAACAATTAATCTTCATGCCGACCAAGGTACTTCAGTAGGTTCTGTAACATTACAATCTGATCTTGGTGGCTTAACCTTATCTTCAGGTCTAGCATCAACTGATGCCATAAATCTTACTGCTACAAATGGTGGTATAGATATGGACTCTGCATTACAAACAAACATTACCTCAACTGAAAACGCAGCAACGGCTATTTATGTACATACTACGGCCGGCGGTATGGAACTTAGAGCCGATGGTGTAGCCGGACAAGACCTTACTCTTCAAGCAAGTTCTTCTATTAATCTTCTGTCTACAGAAAATGCTGCACAATCTATCTATTTACGTGCTAACGGTGGCGCCAATGAAACCATAGATATTTATGCCGATCAAGGTACAGCTGTAACATCTGTAAATATACACTCCGATGTCGGTGGTTTAACTTTAGCCTCAGGCTTAGCCTCTAATGATGCCATAAATCTTACAGCTGCAAGTGGCGGTCTTGATGTAGATGCTGCTATGCAAATTAACGTTACTTCAACACAAGCTGCAGCAAATTCAATTGTTCTTAATGCCTCTAACGCAGCCGGTGGTTTAGATATCGACTACGGAACCGGTGGATGTACTATTGATGGTGCTAACGGTGCCTTCACTTTACAAACAGGGACCGGAACAATTTCTATAGGAGAAGATCTTGTTCAGCATATTATTGGGATCGGTAACGCAACGGGAGACACCAGTATTGATCTAACATCAGGTACCGGCGGAATTGCTTTAGCATCTACAGGAGTTGGTGACATCACAATAGATTCTGGCGATACCCTTCTTCTTGATGCAGATGGAGTCTTAGAACTCAACTCTTCAGGCGGTGTCATTGGAATTGGTACGGATAATGATGCCCAAAATATCAATATCGGGACGGGCGCTTCAGAGAGAATTATAACCTTGGGCAACGTTACAACTGCAACTTCTGTAGTAGTAAACGTTGGGACAGGAAACGCCGACTTTGGTGTCTCGGCTACAGACCACTCAACAAGAATCGGTGGAACAACGGGAACTTCAGCATTTACAGCCTCTGCAGGAACCGGAGCATGGACAGCAACCGCAGGTGGAGCATTTGATGTTAATGCTGTAGGTGCTATAACAATAGATTCTTCCGGTAGCACAATAGGAATTGGTACAGACGCAGTAGCACAGAATATGAATATTGGTACAGGCGCAGCAGCTCGTATAATAACTGTTGGTAACAATAATGGAGCAACTTCAGTAGTAGTCGACGTTGGAACCGGAAATCTTGACCTTGGCGTAACAGCAACTGCTCATACCGTAAGAGTTGGTTCTGTAACTACAACTTCTGCAACATTGATACAGTCAGGAACAGGCGACGTAACGCTTGATTCCACGGGTGATATAGCCTTAAACGCCGATGGGCAGATCTTAGCCAATAAAAGTGTTGAGCTTACAACGGCAGGAACAGGATTTTTCTTACAAGAAGGTCCTAGGATTCTTGCTGGATCCGGGACACCTCATGGTGCAATAACTGCTCCTAAAGGATCATTGTATCTTAATACTGCTGGATCAGGCGTCGGAGACAGGGCTTACATTAATACCGATGCAGGGACTACATGGACTGCTCTGACAACGGCGGCATAAATATACATAATACATTGACAATATAATATATCATATTAGGCTGAGTAGCATAAACGAAAGGCCTAATATGATATTAAAGAAATGTGAAGTGTGTGGATGTAATTTTGTTTGTCGTAAAGATAAAATAGATACTTCTAGGGTATGTTCTTTATCTTGCAGAGGAAATCTTGGCGGTAAAGAATTTTGGGATAAAAAACACAAAGAATGGCGAAATGAAGAATTGCCAGAAACCCTTCTAAAAATGAGGCGTTCTTTTGAAAAGTTCTTTGACAAAACTATGGACGATAATTGTTGGAACTGGAATGGTGGAACAAAAGGAAGCAATAGATTACCTTATGGTAATTTTACCTTTAGAAATAAGGGATATTTAGCGCATAGGGCTTCTTATATAATTTATAAAGGCGAAATACCAGAGAAAATGTGGGTTTTGCATACCTGTGATAATGCGAAATGCGTAAATCCAGACCATCTTTATTTAGGAACGGCTTTGGATAATCAACGCGATAAATTGAAAAGAGGGCGTTGCAAAGGTGAAAGATTAAGCATAGAACAGGTTAAAGAAATAAAAGAAAAATTAAAAATAGGTGTAATGATTAAACGTCTTTGTGAAGATTATGGTGTTTCGACAACAACAATACATTCGATAAAAAGCGGTAAGACCTGGAAAGACATAGAATAATTATTTCGTAGCAACCCAGTAGCTTATTCTATAATATATACATGTAAGTTTAATTTCGTTTCGTTTAGATAGGAGAAATCATGGAAGAATTACTTGATAAAAAAGGTATTATTCAGTGGGAAAAAACCATTAACGATCGTAAGTACACTCTTTTATTTCCAATGAATGCGCCCTCATTAGAGCTTTATGATTTTTGTTATTTATCTTTAGTGGAAATTACTGAGATGATTAAAAAGGCTACTGAAGAGGCTAAAAGAAAAGAGCCTGAAATAAAGGCCGCTAAAGAAGAAGGTAATGACTAAGGATTTTATAACCCCCTTAGATCTTGATCATTTTGATGTTTCAACGATAACAAATCTGTTCCAGTTAGTATCAGATACGGGGCTTAGTGCCCCGTGTTCTGTTTTAAATATCATTAATGATTCTAACTCTTCTATTATTATTAGCTTTAATGGTATCGACGATCATGATTATGTCATACTACAAAAGGACAGACAGATTCCATGCCAATGCAATTCTAGGGGTGGTAATGATAAGGCTTTGTTTGCTAAAGGGACAAAGATTTGGGTAAGGAGTGGATATCCTGCAGAGAAATTTCCCGCAGGTATGATATATTTTACGGGTTTTTAAAAGAATTGGAGTGGTAATGCCATCAGATATAGTAAAGGCTATAATAATGCCTTCTTATAATGCAGCGTCATTAGACGGGACATATAAAGTTCTTACAACAAGTCTTGAACAGGCTTGTTTTCTTATAAGTTTTATAAATAATTCAGATGTTCCCGTAACTATAAGTTATGACGGTACTAATGCACATGATTATGTTCGTGCTAATTCTACACGTGATTTAAATTTTCAGACTAATAGTAGGCCTGGAAATAACAAGGCATTACTGAAAAAGGGAAGTCCTGTTTACATTAAGGGTACAGTGGGCACGGGTTATATTTTCTTAGTGGGTTACTATCAACTTTAAGGATAAAAGATGGCACAATCTAATTCTTTAAAAATTAAATTTGATGCGCAGCGCAGTCTGGCATTTGGATCTATCGTAGCCGGGTATACGGGAGTTGGAACCTATTTGGCTTATCCTGCAAGAATGATAATTATACAGAACTTAACGGATACTCCTGTACAATTTTCATTTGATGGGATTACGGATCACTTACCACTTCCTGCAAATGGTCAAGTAGTCTTGGACTTGGCTTCTAATAAGACCCAAGAACAGGGGCTATATTTAGACGTAGGTTCAAGATTATACGTCAAGAGACTTACGGGTGCACCAAGTAGTGGATCTGTTTATTTTTCAGTAATTTATGGCATTTAGGAGATACCATGAGTCAGATTAGTTCAAGCTATATATTATCTCCAACGATAGCGACTACGTTTGCTACTGATGCGGGGAATGCTGTTCCGGCTTTAAATACATTAACTATTTCTGGTGGTACGAATATCGGAACGAGTGGAGCAGGGTCGACTGTTACTGTTAACCTGGACCCTAAGATAACCTTATTAGGTACTGACGCCGGTGATACCCAGGGATCAATTACTATTGGTACTTGTAAGTGGCATACTTATGGAACAAGTAATTTATTTATGGGAGAAAATTCTGGAAATTTAACATTAACGGGCGTTTATAATATTGGAATTTCTGATTTTACATTAAATGATTTAACTACCGGATTTAATAATACCGCTGTTAATTTTGGAAGTTTAGGAACTTTAACAACAGGCGATCATAATTGTGCCATAGGGTATTCTTCGGGAGCTGATTTTACAACAGGCGGCAAAAACAGTCTGTATGGAGCTTTTAGCGGCGCAACCTTAAAAACATCTTCTAGTTATAATACAGCACTTGGCGCATGGTCATTAATGGATCTTACGCTTACTGATTATATATTAAATTACAATATCGCTATTGGTTATTTATCGGGTACGGGGATTACGGCTGATAACTCTAACAGTAATATACTTATTTCAAGTGATGGAGCAAATGAATCCAATACTTTAAGAATAGGAAGACAGGGAAACGGAAATAATCAGATAAATAAAGCTTATATTGCTGGTATTTATAACACGGCCGTAGGTGCCACCGCGGGCGTAGCCATAGTAGACTCCTCCCATCAAATAGGAACTCTTTCAGGCACCACGGGACAAGTTCTACAAGGCGGCACAAAGCCCGCCTGGAGTACAGCAACTTACCCAAGTACTGCTGCCATAGGTGACGTTTTAGTTGCTTCTGCCGCCAACGTAGTTGGCGTAGTAAGTGGTGCTGCAACAGCGGGTTACCTTTTAACTGCCAACGGTGCCGGAACAGCTCCAACTTTTCAGGCTCCTCCTGCAGGTGTAACTTATGCTTCCGATGCAGAAACTATTGCAGGAACAGTAACCAATAAAGCAGTAGCTCCTTCTAATCTTAAAGCCAAATTAGGTCTTCAAACATTACATGCATTACCTGTTGGTAACAGTGATTCTCTAGCATTAGATTGGCTAGCAGTTGGTGCAGATGGCACTGTACTTATTGGTAATAGCGGAGCAGACCCATCTTTTAGCGCTAACCCAACAGTTAGCACTATATATGCCACAACGT